GTCGCACTCGATTACGGCTTCACATTCCCCGAGGGCTACGCGCTGCGGTTCGAGCTGCCGCGCGTCTTCCTGCCCAAGCCCAAATACGCAGTCTCCGGCCCCGGCGGGGTCGAGGCGAGCTTCGACTGGCGCGCCGCCTTCGACGACAGCGAAGGCACCATGCTGCGCGCGCATCTCCTGAACGACGTCACCAGCTACGCATGAGGATGCATCCATGATCCGTCTCGATCTTTCCCGCGAGCCGCGCTGGCTCGATCTCGGCCACGGCGTGCGCCTGCACCTCGGGCCGCTCACCACCGCACTCATGGCGGCGGCGCGCAGCGATCTGGCCGTCACCAGCCTGCCCGAAGGAGCCTCCAACGAGACCATCGCGGTCGCCATGGCCAAGGCGCTGGCGCGGCTCGTGGTCGAGGACTGGGAGGGCGTCGGCGATGCGGACGGCAATCCAGTGCCGGTCACGCCGGAAGGGATCGATGCGCTGCTCGATATCCTGCCGCTCTTCGAGGCCTTCCAGCTGCGCTACGTCTCGAAGGGCCTGCTCCTGGAAGCGGAAAAAAACGACTACGCGCCCTTGCCGAATGGCATTTCAGCGGGGGCGACCAGTATTGCCGATCCTGTCATGTCAGTTGCGGGCGCCCCTGCGCCGAGTGCCCCGCCGTCCTGAACCGGCCCGTCACGATCGAAGGCTGGCAGGTCTGGGATCTGGCCCTGCGGCTCACGGGCCAGTTGCGGGTCATCCCGGGCGCAGTCCTGGGGCTCGACATGAATGCGGCCCTCGCCATGGCCGAGGCGCTCGGGCTCAACACACTCATCTGCGCGGAGCTCTTGCCGGATATCGAGGCAATGATGGTGCGCGGTCTCAATGCGCAAATGAAGGCTGAACAAGATGGCTGAGAAAAGGGTGTCGGTGCGCCTTGCCGTCGTCGGCGGCCGCGAGGTGCGCGCCGAGCTGCAGGGTATCGGCGATGCGGGTGAACAGGGCATGCGGCGCCTGTCGCGCGAAATGGATGCGGCGAACACGCGGGTCGCCGCCTTCTATCGCCGGGTCCAGATTGCCGCCGCTGCGGCTGCAGCAGCGTTTGCAGCCGGCGCAGCGGCGATGATCCGCTCCGGCCTGCAGGTAATCGACAATCAGGCCAAGCTTGCCGCCTCGCTCGGCACGACGGTGGAGAGCATCCAGGTACTGGAGCGCGCCGGTGATCTCGCGGGCGTGTCCATGGGCGAGATCGAGCAGGCGACGATCCAGCTGACCCGGCGCCTCAGCCAAGCGGCAACTGGCACGGGCGCTGCCGTCGGCGCGCTCGAACGGCTCAGGCTCACCTCTGAAGAGCTGCAGCGCCTGCCTCTCGATCAGCGCATCGCCGCCATCCAGGACGCACTGGCTCGCTATGTGCCAGAAGCCGAGCGTGCGGCGGTCGCCTCGCAGCTCTTCGGGGACCGTGCCGCACTGACCTTCCTGCGCATCGACACGGCGACGCTGCGCACGGCGACACAGGACGTGCAGGATTTCGGGGTGGCCGTCTCGCAAGCCGATGCTGCCCAGATCGAGCGCACCAATGACGCGATCTCCCGGCTCGGACTGATCTGGCGTGGGGTCTCGAACCAGCTGGCGGTCGCTGCAGCTCCCGCATTGGAAGCCGTAGCGGACGCGCTCGCTGCGATGGCGCGCGCCACCGGGCCGCTCGGACAGGCCATCAAACTGGTGTTCGACAATCTCGGGCGTCTGGCATCGATCGCCGCCGCATTCGTCGCCTTGATGGCGGGACGCTTCGTCGCCAGCATGGTGGCAGCCGCGGTGTCGGCGCGGGGACTTGCCACCGCGCTCGTCTTCCTGCGGGGAGCGCTCATCCGTACCGGGATCGGCGCGCTCATAGTGGCAGCGGGCGAACTGATCTATCAGTTCGGACGGCTCGTGCAGGCCACCGGCGGCTTTGGCGCGGCGCTCAATCTTCTCGGCGATGTGGCGCGAGAAGTCTGGAATCGGATTGGTCTGCTCGCCCTGGTCCTGAAGAACCGGATCGCGGCTGCCTGGCTCGGCATTCAGGCAAGTATCGCAGACGCGCTGCAGGGCGCCCTTGAGGCTGTCGTCGGTTTCGGCAACCGGACCGTCAACATCTTCCAGGGCGCCTTCAACGCCATGGTGGCCATCTGGAGCGCGCTCCCTGCTGCCATAGGCGACTTCACGATCCGTGCGGCGAATGCGCTGATCTCGGGCGTGGAACGCATGCTCAATGGCGCAGCGCGCGGGATCAACAGCTTCCTCGACGGCGTCAATTCCGGCCTTGCTGCGATCGGTATCGAACGGACGATCACGCTTGTCCCCAATGTCGATCTCGGCCGCATCGAGAACGAGTTTACCGGGGCGGCCGAGCGAGCCGGAACCGCTGCGAGCGCGGCTTTTGCGGCTGCCTTCGAGACCGATGCGTTTCGGGTGCCTGATCTCGGGTTCTCCGCTTTCGCAGAGGATGCCCGCCGCGCTGCGACAAGTGCCCGTGAAACGGCAAATGCACTGGGAGAGCTGGCAGGTGCGCCCCTCGCGTCGGTCGCTGCCCTTCGCGAGGCGATGGCCGGGGCGAACAGTGAACTCGACGAGGCCGCTGCCGCGACCGAACGGCTCGATGATGCATTCGCTGCGATTGGCGGAGGCAGCGACGCAAACACTGGCAGCGGTGAGCGAGGTGGTGGGGCTGGCGCGCGAGGGTCGGCTGGCCGTGCGGCAGCGGCAAGTCGTGAGGCCGGTCGGGAGATCAAGACCGCCGCTGAGGAGGCGGCAACCGGCTGGGCAGCGGTGCGCGAGGAGCTTGCGCGCTACGCGGAGGAAGCCGCGAACTGGGGCAAGGGCCTCGGCAATGCGCTCACCAGCGCTTTCCGGTCGGCCGAGGACGCTGTCGCGAAGTTCGTGACGACCGGCAAGTTCGACTTCAAGTCGCTCGCCGACAGCATCCTGGCCGACATCACCCGCGTCGCGCTGCGCTCGGCAATCCTCGGACCGCTCGCCAATGCGCTCGGTGGCATGGGCGGCGGCGGCGGGATCTTCGGCAATCTGTTCGGCGGAGGCAGCGGCATCCTATCGGGCATCTTCCATTCGGGCGGTATCGTCGGCGCGCCCGCGCCGCAGCGGCTCGTGCCAGCGCTGGCCTTTGCTGGCGCGCCGCGTCTGCATGGCGGCGGCATGGCGGGACTGCGTGCCGACGAGGTGCCCGCCATCCTCCAGCGCGGCGAGATGGTGCTGTCGCGCTCTCAACTCGCGGCTATCGGCTCAGGCGTCGGCAGGCAATCGCCGGTCAATGTCGTGATGAACATCTCGACGCCGGACGCGAACAGCTTCCGCTACGCGCAAGGCCAGATCGCCGCCGACGCCGCCCGCGCCATGGAACGGGCGCGGCGCAATCTTTGACGGACATGAGCGATGAGCGGATTTCATGAGGTGCAGTTTCCGCCCGACATCTCCTACGGGGCTTCGGGCGGACCGGGTTATTCGACGACCGTGGTGACGACCGTCTCCGGCCATGAACGGCGCAACGCCAACTGGGCCGCCGCAAGGGGCAAGTGGAACGTGGCGCATGGCCTCAAAAAGCGTGAACAGGTCGCGGCATTGATCGCCTTCTTTCGCGCCCGCAAGGGCCGCGCCTACGGCTTCCGGTTCAGGGACTGGACCGACTATCAGGCATTCGCCCAACCCCTCGGTGTGGGCAATGGGTCGAACAGGACTTTCCAGCTCATCAAGCGCTACGCCAGCGGCGGTGAGATCGAGACACGCATCATCGCCAAGCCCGTCTCTGGCACGGTGAAAATCTACCGCGATGGCGTCCAGGCAGTCACGGGCTGGACCGTGAACTCGGCAACGGGGCTCGTGACCTTCACCACTGCGCCCGCGTCCGGGGTTCAAGTGACAGCAGATTTCGACTTCGACGTCCCCGTCCGCTTCGACAGCGACCAGATGGATATCACCATCGAGACCTACCAACTGGGCAGCTGGGGCCAGATCCAGGTGCTGGAGATCCGCCCATGAAATCCACATCGACAGCGCTCGCCGCCCACCTGGCGGGTCCCATGACCACGCTTGCCACCTGCTGGCGCATCACGCGCGTGGATGGCCGGGAGTTCTTCTTCACCGACCATGACCGCGATCTCGTCTTCGACGGCGATGTCTATAAGGCGAGCTCCGGCTATTCGCGCACGGCGATCGCCAACGATGCGAGCCTCAGCGTCGACAATCTCGATGTCGAGGGCGTGTTCGACGACGAAGCCATCACCGAGGAGGAGCTGCGCGCCGGCCTGTTTGATCAGGCGGAAGTGCGCATCTTCCTCGTCAACTGGGCCGATCCCTCGATGGGCGCGCTTCGCATGCGGCGCGGCTGGTTTGGCGAGGTTGTCCTGACAGAACAGGGCGTCTTCCGCACCGAGCTGCGCGGCATGACGCAGGCGCTCTCACAGCGCATCGGCGAACTCTACAGCCCGGAATGCCGGGCTGATCTGGGCGATCCGCGCTGCAAAGTGCCGATCCACCCGCCCGAGATCCAGCGTTCGACGTCCTACGCCGTCGGCGATACCGTCCGAGTACGAACCTCCGCGGCGCTCACGACGATCGGCATTCCCTTCGTGAACCCCGGCTTTGATGCCGGTAATCTCTCCGGCTGGACCGTGGCCTCCGGCTCGGCAGCCGCCAAGACCGCGAGCGGCACACTTGGGCCGAAGACCGGCACGCATTTCCTGGAAGGCGGCAGTGTCGCCAGCTTCGAGCTGCGCCAGACCGTCGATCTCGCCGATGTCCTTGATGCCGACATCGTCGATGCCGGCGACTACCGCCTGACCGTTGGCGGCTGGCGGGCCAATGGCGGCGGCAACACCGTCGATCAGGGGCGGCTGCGCGTGCAGCTGCTCGATGAACTGGGCGCCGTGCTCGCGACGTCGCTCGACACCGGCAATGAGGCGATGACCGGCATCTGGACGCTTCGTCAGGTCGCCGACGCGCTGGTCCCTTCGGCGACCCGGCAGCTGCGCGTCATCTTCAACGGCACGAGGGTCAGCGGCACGGTGTGCAACGCCGCGCTCGACACCGTCTCGGGGTTCTTCACCGACACGACGACGGGCATCAGTACGGCCGCCGTGTTCGAGGATCGTATCTACCGCTGCGTCAGTGCGGGCACGACAGAAGCTGACCAGCCGGTCTACGACACTGCGGCAGGGCAGCAGACCACCGACGGAACGGCTGTGTTCCAGGCCATGCAGGCCTGGAGCCGGGCAGGCATCGTCACTGATGTCGTCGACCGGGCGGTGTTCATCGCATCAATCGAAGAGCCGCGCGCGAGCGACGGATGGTTTGCCGGCGGCGTGCTCACCTGGGAGAGCGGTCCCAATGCCGGACGCTCGATCGAGGTGAAAGCCTGGACGCAAGCAACAGACCGCGCCGAGCTGTTCCTGCCCATGGGTTACGCGGTCCGGGTCGGGGATCTCTTCCGCATCCACCCCGGCTGCGACAAACGTCTCGACACCTGCATCACCCGCTTCGCCAACGTCCTGAACTTCCGCGGCGAGCCCTACGTGCCGGGGCAGGACGCCATGATGAGCTATCCCGATGCCCGCTGAAATCATCACATCCGAGATGATCGTCACAGAGGCGCGCGGCTGGCTCGGCGTGCCCTGGCGACATCAGGGGCGCACCCGTTCGGGCATCGATTGCGTCGGGCTGGTGGTGCGTGTCGCGCTCGCTCTTGGAGTCTCAGACTATGACAGCACCGGATACAGCCGACGCGCGCAGGGTCAGGCCTTCGTCGAGCATTTCCGGTCCAACATGGACGGCGTCGCGATCCCGGACGCACGTCCCGGCGACGTGCTCGTCTTCGCCGACCAGGCTTATCCCTGCCACTGCGGCTTCCTGACCGAATGGCTCGGCCATCCCCATCTGCTGCACGCGCATGCGACCCGCCGCCAGGTGATCGAAGAACCCTATGCCGGCGAATGGCCGGTAAAGGTCAAGTTCGCCTTTCGCTTTCGCTCTTCCGGACACTGATTTCTCATGGCCATCCTCGTTGCAGTAGGCGGCGCCGCGCTCGGTTCCGCCGTCGGTCTCGGCTGGCAAGCCGGCTGGCTGGTGGGCTCCGTCGCCGGTAGCCT